TGCCGGCTGGCCAGCCAGCAACGGAGGGCGCCAATGCCTGATCTCTTCATCCGCCGCGCGGCGCTTGCGCCGCAGACCGCCGATGCGGAAGCCCGCACCGTCGAAGCCGTGTGGACCACCGGCGCCGCCGTGCGCCGGCGCGATGCATCGGGCTTCTACGTCGAACGGCTGTCGCTCGACCCCGAAGCGGTCGATCTGTCGCGCCTGATCGGCGCATCTGTCCTTGATGCGCACCGACAGAGCGCGGTGCGCGACGTGCTCGGCACCGTGCGCGATGCCCGGGTCGATGGCCGGCAGGGTGTGGCCACCTTGCAGTTCTCGGCCCGGCCCGAGGTCGAGCCGATCTGGCAGGACGTGCTCGCCGGCATCCTGCGCCACGTCTCGGTCGGCTACACGGTCGAGCGCTGGCGCGACGACACCGATCCCGCGACCGGCGAGCGCGTGCGCACAGCCGTCGCCTGGACCCCGATCGAAATCTCCCTCGTCCCGACGCCGGCCGATCCCGGCGCCACCATCCGCCAAGGAGGCACCATGCCCGAGATTGACACCGCGCCGGCGAACGAGCCGGCAAGCCCGCCGCCCGACCCTATCGAGACGCGCGCCGCGATCAATGCCGAAATCCGTTCCATCGCCCGCATTGCCGGGCTCGGCACCGAGTTCGCGGACGGGCTGATCGACAATGGCGCGACCGCCGACGAGGCGCGGCGCGCGGCCTTCGAGGCCTTGGCCGCCCGCGGCGGCGGCAACATTCGCACCGAGCAGGTTCGGATCGAAACCGGCGACAGCCACGACGATCCGGTGATCCGCGCCCGGCACATGGGCGAAGCGCTCTATGCCCGCATCAACCCGCAGCACCAGTTGTCGGAGCCGGCGCGGCGCTATGCCTATGCCACCTGCGCCGAGATGGCGCGCGAGCTCCTGGTCCTGCGCGGCCATTCCGTCACCGGCCTTTCGCCGGCGACGATCATCACGCGCGCGCTGCATACGACGAGCGACTTTCCGCTCATCGTCGGCGACACCATCGGCCGCACCTTGCGCGCCGCGTATCAGGCGGCGCCCGCGGGCATCCGCCGGCTTGGTCGCCAGACCACCGCGCGGGACTTTCGCACCGTGAACAAGATCATGCTCGGCGAGGCGCCAATGCTCGAAAAACTCGACGAGCACGGAGAGATTCGCGCGGGCACCATGGCCGAGGCGAAGGAGGCCTACAAGGTCGAGACCTTCGCCCGCAAGATCGGCGTCACGCGCCAGGTGCTCGTCAATGACGACCTCGGCGCCTTCGCCGATCTTGCCCGCCGCCTCGGCCAAGCCGCGGCCGAAACCGAAGCACGGCTCCTCGTTGATCTTCTCGAAGGCCCTTCGGGCAACGGGCCGACCATGAACGACGGCAAGGCGCTCTTCCATGCCGACCACGGCAACAAGGCCGCGAGCGGCGGCATCATCGCCGACGACACGCTGTCCGCCGCGCGGCTTGCCATGCGCAGCCAGACCGGCCTTTCCGGCCAGCCGATCAGCGCAAGCCCGAGATATCTCCTCGTGCCGCCGGCGCAGGAGACGGTGGCCGAGAAGTGGCTGGCGACGATCGCCGCGGCGAAGGCGGCGGACGTGAACCCGTTTTCGGGCTCGTTGTCGCTGGTGGTCGAACCGCGGCTATCGAGCGCGACGCGCTGGTACGTCAGCGCCGATCCGGCCGAGATCGACGGGCTCGAATACGCCTATCTCGCCGGCGGTGAAGGCCCGCAGGTCGAGACCAAGGCCGGCTGGGATGTCGATGGCGTCGAGATCCGGGTGATCCTCGACTTCGGCGCCGGCTTCATCGATTGGCGCGGCTGGTACGCGAACGAAGGCGCGTGATGCCAAGCGTCCCCGATCTCGAAGCCATGCGGGAGAAGCTTCTCAAGGCGCGCTTCGCCGGCGTGCGGACGGTCGAATACGACGGCCGCCGCATCACCTATGCGAGCGACGCCGAAATGGCGGCGGCGCTCGCCGATCTTGACCGGCGCATCGCGGCGGCATCCGCGCCGCGCGTGAGCCAGGTTCGCATCAGCTCATCGAAAGGAACATGACGATGAAGAACTACATTCAGGAAGGCCGCCTGATCACCGTTGCCGCGCCGGCCGGCGGCGTGACCTCGGGCGACGGCATCTTGATCGGAAGCCTGTTCGGCGTCGCCAGCAAGACCGCCGCCGCCGGCGAGACGGTGACGATCGCGACCGAAGGCGTGTTCGACCTGCCGAAGCTCGCGAGCGCCGTCATCGCCGCTGGCGATCCGGTGGCCTGGGACGACACCGCCAAGCAGGTCAACGTGCCCGGCACCGGCCGCTATCCGATCGGCACCGCCATCGAAGCCGCCGGAAACGGCGCGACCATCGTGCGCGTGCGGCTGGATGGCGTAGCGACGGCGGCGGCCTAAGAATGCGGGCGCGCCTCCCCGCGCCAAGGTGGATTCTTGTTTTTCGACATCAATTGAGGTAGAAAAACAGGAACCATCGATTCGCGGGGCCAATATGCTGACAGAAATTCGATCAACTGCTGACGACGTTGACGCCGCCTTGAGTGCCTTGGGGCTCACGCGGCCGCCGCTGCTTGACGCGATCAAGGCTGGCTACCTTGCCCGATCGTCCTGCACCGCGAATGACGCACCGTTTTATCCTGCCCTATCTCAATGGAATCGGACGGTCAGGGTTCTCCGCGAAAAGCTTCTGGTCGAGGGTTGGACGAAGTCCGATGACGGCAACTACTGCGTGGTAGTTAGCCCGGATGGCTCCATCGCTATTGCAGCCGCATCTGGATGTGAGAACACCGGCAATCCCCTCTTGAATCCAACCACCAAGTCCGCGAAGGGTCCGAGCACCGCCGATGCGGTTCTCGTGAATGCCATGCAGCTTCAGCTGCCAGGAATCCTGCCAACAGCTACGGTTGAGAGCGACAATGGCAGGGTAACATGGCTCCTCCTTTTCCATACCGACGAGCGCGAGCTGCGTGCCGAATTGTCGCTGCCTGCATCTATGGGCGACGACGGTCGCCCAAATGCGTGGAGGGAGCGAATCATTCTACCTGCAACACCGCTCGATCCGATTGTGGTGGACGTTGCGCCGGATTTCGGTCCCGACCTCGACGTTGACGTAAAACGCCGAACAAACGCGACATAGTCATGTTTAATCCGTCACGTCTTAGCCTCGCGCGGAAGCGGCGGGGCTTAAATAAGATTCGACTCGCTGAACTAGCGGGCATCAGTATCCGTTCGATCTCTGCATTCGAGAACGGGGAGAAGAGCCCTTCCGCAGAGAACGCGGCGCGACTTGCGTCTATTCTTCGGTTCCCTGTCGGCTTTTTCGCCGGCGGCGATCTGGACGTGCCAAGCCCGCATACCGCGAGCTTCCGTGCAATGTCACGGATGTCAGCTGCGCAGCGTGACGCAGCTCTTGGCGCCGGCGCACTTGCATTTCTCCTTAGCGATTGGATCGAGGAACGATTTGAGCTGCCGTCTGTCGATCTGTTGGACTTGCGAGAAGAAGAACCAGAAGCCGCTGCAATGGCTCTTCGCCAGCATTGGGGACTCGGAGAGCGCCCCATTCGGAACATGGTTCATCTCTTGGAAGCGAAGGGAGTGCGCGTTTTCTCGCTTGCGGAGCGAACGCTCACCGTGGATGCCTTTTCGGTGTGGCGAAACGAAAAGCCCTTTGTGTTCTTGAACACTCTAAAGTCGGCTGAACATGGTCGCTTCGACGCGGCGCATGAGCTAGGACACCTCATCCTACACAAGCATGGAGGACCATACGGTCAGGCGGCCGAGCGAGAGGCGCACGCCTTCGCGTCAGCCTTCCTTATGCCGAAGGCAAGCGTCCTGGCTGTTGCTCCTCGCATGCCGACGCTCGCTCATCTCATTCAATTGAAGAAGCAGTGGATAGTTTCGGTCGCCGCGCTTGCGTATCGGCTACACGTAATCGGCCTGCTTACCGACTGGCACTATCGGACCCTGTGCATTGAGATTTCTGAACGTGGGTATAGGCGTGAGGAGCCTAACGGCGCGCAACGAGAAACGTCGCTGATCCTGGCCAAGGTCTTTTCAACACTCAGGAACGAGGGGATCGGGAAGGACGAGATTGCGTCGGCACTTCGAATCGATCCAGTGGAGATCGACGGGCTCGTGTTTGGCTTGATCCTTCTCGGCCTTGACGGTGGTGGGACGGCGCGACCTACGAGTTCGGACCGTCGTGCCAACCTGCGCGTCATAAAGTGATCGTGCCCACGTCGGCGGACGCCACTCGCCGCCATAGATTTTGTTGACTTATTGTTGACTCGGTCGCATCCGCCACGCCGAGCCCAAAAGCAAACGCCCGCTAAGCCTTTGGCCTAGCGGGCGAATTTGGTTGCGGGGGCAGGATTTGAACCTGCGACCTTCAGGTTATGAGCCTGACGAGCTACCGGGCTGCTCCACCCCGCGGCAGAGGCCTTCGTTCGGAAGGGACGCGGGATATAGGTCATCGGGTCGTGCCTGTCCACCCCCGGAAATGG